ACGACGTTTTGCCTGATGGGATCGGCATGAGCCCGAAACAGGTGGATATTGACAGGTTCCTCGAGATCAAGCGGAAGTTTCCGTCGAGCTTGCCGACCTTCCAGATTTACTTGAAAGAGTCGATGAACGTGAAGGAATTTATCCAGAAGGAGCTTTTCGTTCCGTCTGCGATGTACGCGCTTCCACGCAAAGGGAAATCCTCTGTAGGGATCCTGGCCCCACCGCTTTACGAATCCGACTCGAAGGTTCTCACGCTCGACAACCTGAAGGATCCGCAGAAGATCAAGACCAGCCGAAGCGCGAATAAGTATTTTTACAACTCGGTCGTGACTAAGTACAACCAGGACTCGGTCGATGACAAGTATCTGAACCAGTCGATCCTGCTCTCCGCTACCTCGACGAATCGCGTGAAGGCTCCGAATCGTCCACTCGTTGTCGAGGCGAAGGGCGTCCGTCCAGGGGCGCTCAACGAGGCGATCATCGAGCGGAACGCGAAGCGCTACCTTGACCGATACCAGTTCGGAGCCGAGTGGATCCCTGTCGAGCCTGATTTCAAAACGGGCTTCGGCGTTGAGATCGGTGACTCGATCGTCTTCGGTGAGCCTGCTCTCCAGGTATCGGACACGACCGGAGGGGATCGCAACTTCCGGCCTCGGGTGTTCGAGGTGGTTAACAAGGATTTCGACTGGCGAGCTGGCAGGGTTCGGCTTCAGATCGTTGACACGAACTACTCGACAGGCGTTCGCTACGGGACGTGGTCTCCTGCTTCCGAGATCGTCGAACAGATTAGTCCGACACAGATCAGGGTTCGGCCTAGTTTCGGTTCAGAATCAGAGGCTGACAAGTGGGCCCCATACACGAACAGAACGATTCGGATTCGGGCCAAGGACTATTCTGAGAGTGAGCTTGTTCGCCTGGTTTCTTTCGATGAGTCCGATCCTACTGTCGTTACAGTTGCCCCAGCCATGACGCTGAACGGGCTTCCGTCTGTTCTCATCGACTCACTGAATACGCCAGGGGTTTCTGGAAGGCAGCTAAGTTTGCTCGGAGCCGGATTAACGGGCTACAATATCGGCAGCTTTTACGTCGTCGCTACTCCTTTGCAAAGGTTCACGGCCACGACAAACTCGATTTCGAGTGTGACACTCAAATATGACAGAGATCCAGGAAGTATTCCCTCGACGATCTTCTACGATGCCGCCATCTATAAGCTATCCGGAAATCTTCTTGATTGCATGAACGACGCTCCAAATCCAGCATCCACAAATTCTCCGGTGGTTGTTTCTAATGACATCGTCGCTGCTTCCGCTGAAAGCGGAACGGATAAGCTCATGACCTTCACCTTCCCGGCTAACTCGCTGACAGTCGGAAGTGATTACGCGATATGTTTCAGGATCAAGAGCGACGGATCTTTCACCTTTCAAAACGGGATCGATTCAAGAATCTTCTTGAAAGACATTCCTGGCCGATCTTCTGAACCAAGGATTTTAAACAACTATGGATTTTATTACATAGGCCAGCCGTTTTCAGCTGTTGGCAATTATCCTCTGCTCCAGATGAAACTCGAGCAGGCCGCCACCTTTGATTTCTCTCAGGCGATCATGGACGTGCCGCCTTATGATTCCCTTAACGCAGGCAATGACTCGCTTTACAAAGCGATTCATGTGTTCTGGAATCCGTCCGTCCCCGTTGTGAGTGGAGTCGATGTTTGGTCTTTTACAGTATCGGCGCCTGACTCGGCTCGCTTTTGGATCGGCGCTCCTGTTAGGATCCACTCAAAAGATTATGTTCTCGACAGCAAGGGCAAGCTGCTGAAGGTCGTTTCTATTGTCGGTACGACCATCACGTTGTCCGAGTCTGTCGGGTTTGTTCCCACTTCGAACTGTATCGTTGAGCTGATAGGGTTTGCATCTGATGAAGGCGCCCCTTATGTTTGGGTGTAAAGGAGATTTCCATGGCTGAGGTTCCAGGATTAAAGCAGTTAGTTCTTTCTGAAGACGTTGAAACAGGTGCGGCGGCATCGGAAGCGACCATGACGAAGATCGCCGGGACGCTGAACCACGTCGCGGAAAAGCAGTTCCTCTACTGTGCCTTTAATCTTCACGGCTCCTACTGGATCACGCCAGTCCCAGACGCAAACGTGGACATCGAGTTCCTGGTTCCATGCGACTGCGAGATCGTGAAAATCCAGATGTACCATAAAGACGCAGGAGCCTCTGGCACTTGCGAGATGGACGTCCTGCGGTTCCCTTTGGCTGGTGGCTCAAGCTCGATCTTCTCGACCAGGCCCGCCATCCCGTTCAGCTCTGGCGCTAACGCCCGGATCCTCACCGACTACTCGACCGGGACTCCGAACGATCTCAGCCTTCCGTCGGGGGCCACGGCTCCACGGCTGGCCATCTCCCAGCTCGACGAGAACGACGTTCTCAAGGTGAGCTTCATCCAGAAGCAGGCCTCCCCTGCCGAGGGCGTGGGCGTCCACATCATCCTCCGGCCCATCTGAGCGATCTCAACCGGAGTCGTTTAGCCTGTTTGCCATTAGACGCACCAGGATTCGATTCTAGGCGTTTTTATTGCTAGGCCTATGGTTGGGTAGCATTGTCCTAAATGGCTCCGCAAAACCGATTTTAGAGCGTTTCTGGTTCTGGCCTTTACAACGGGCTTGGGCTTGGGTATGAAAGGAAACGCCCCGACTGTAGCAAGTCGAGGCGTCTTTGGCAATGGTGCCGGAGAGTAGCAAAGGAGTGTGCTTTGCTGGTGAAACATATACCACCAAGCTAGGCTCGCTTCAAGGGGGAACATCTTGAGCGACAGCGTCGAAATAAAATTTACCAACTGGGAACAATACAACAAGCGGGCGAAGGAATACAAAAACCCGATCTGGTTTTCCTTCCAGAACGATTTCGCCACGAATCGGAACTTCTACGACTTCAGCGATCAGCAGAGGCTGATTTTCATTTACCTTCTGTGCGAAGCGAGCCAGCAAAACAAGGCCGGATCGTTGACCATCGAGGTCGAGCATTTCTGCTACCATACGAAGCAAAAACCGAAGGACGTTTTTTCCACCATTGAAAAGCTCAAACAAAAACAAATACTTGAAGCTCGGGATCGTGACGGGATCGTGACGGGATCGTACGGGGATCGTGATCTGGCCGTTACAGAACAGAACAGAACAGGACAGGACAGGACAGAACAGGACAGAACACTATATGGCGCGATCGAAAAAAATTCGATCTCGCACCCCGAGGCCTACGGCGCCGTGGTTCATGTTTTCGAGTCTCGTGAGGTGACGCCTGAGATCACGGCCACCTGGATCGATGCCTTTCCAGATCCGGGATGGGTCGTCGCAGAGGTTCACAAGGCTCTGGCTTGGGAGGGGGCTAACTCCACCCGAAAGAAAAAAAACTTCGGGCGGTTCATGACGAACTGGCTGACAAGGGGCTGGGATCGGCGTATCACCACAGGCCCAACGAAGAACTACGCAGAACGACGCTACGAGGCGAATAAGAACGCGCTCGAGATTGCACTGGCGAGGGAGGCCGCGAAAAATGAAAAGTGAAATCATGAAACTGCTTTTTGGCCTGGGAGAATACTACGACAAGAAGCTCACACCGGAGCAACTCGAGATGTACTCGCAGGATCTAGCCCACCTCTCACCAGACGAGCTCCGCTTTGCGATTCTCAAGTATCGCTCGGATGGCAGGAACGAACGCTTCCCACTTCCTGCAAAGCTCCTCGAGATCATAAAGCCCACCGAGACCGAGCTAGATCTCGGCCAGGAGGTCGCCTCGCGAGTGATTGCGGCGGTTTCTAAATTCGGATCCTACCGGGGCGCTGAGGCTAGGACGTGGATCGGCGAGATCGGTTGGGAATGTGTGAAGCGAATGGGGGGATGGGTTACGATCTGCGCCGAGCTTACCGATGAAAACAAGGGCACATTCTTCGCCCAGATCAGGGGCCTCGCTCAGACGCTAAACAAACAGGCCAAGGCCGGAACGCTCGACCAGCCTCGAGACTTTGCGCCTGCCATTGAGGCGAATCAGATCCGAGAGCTTATCAGCGATTTCGCTAAGAACACAGCCTTGCCTATTAGTTCTAATAATACGCAGGAATCAGATTTTTGAGGTATTGTGCCGCCATGAACAACAAAGACGACGCTGAACAAATTGCAAAGGTGAAGGCCATGCTGCGTGATCCCCTGGTCGCGCAAGCGTGGAACATTTACGCTGCGATGGAATATAACAAGGGCTGGAACTCGAAATCATTCTTAGTCGCCAGGGAGCGGGCGTGGAAAACATACTGCCACTACCGCGATCAGTACATGGGATTTAAAGCATTCGAAGACAGCCAATCAATCAACTGAAAGGAACAGAAACATGGAAAACAAAATAAAGCTCGTAGGTAACGCGCTCTTCGTAAAGCATCGTCAGACTCAGACTGGAAAGCAGATCACTGCTCTCATGGTCGAATGTCAGAACACCGGAGGATACACCTCGAAGATCCCGGTGACTTACTTCCACAACGGAGAAGGCTCCGCGATCCGCGACGGAGACCAGATCAAGATCCTCGGAAGCCTTCGGAACGCGATGGTGAAGAACGCCGATCCGAACGCGAAGAAGGAGTTTCGTCTCGAGGCCATGGCCGAGCAGATCGAGGTTCTCGGAGCCGACGTTCCGTTTTGACAACCTTGGGACATTAACCATTGAAGCCCTGCCTGGCCGAGCAGGCGTCCCGGGATCGGCCAAATTTTAACAGGATGGGAGAAACTATGTTCGACGAATACACCGAAGGATTTAACGCTGGCTTTGATTTCGCGCACGCTGGGCCAGCCTTGCAGAAAACTATGGCAGAGGCCGAGCAGAGAGGCTACCGGAATGCCGTTGCGGATCCGGAGTATCTTAGGATTCACCGACAGCGCTTCGACGTGATTCTTGACCAGGTCGAGGACGCTGCCTTCGATAAGGTTCTCAAGGCTTTCTCGGAGTTCGGGCTTTTCAATACCAGCGCAACGGCTACAGGCCATGACGTGCTGAACCGAGGTGGGGCGATCCATGAGTGGCTCAGGGTAAACAGAGACAGTATCATCTCCGACGGATTTCCGATCCGTGGCGACCTGGTCAAGACTGGAGGTGCGGAATGACTGAGAAGGAGCTAACGCAAAGCGCATACTTTTACGGACTTGAATCCGGATTTAATCTGGCGATGAAAGAGCTTTACAAGATCCGCGAGGACGAGAAGAACGGAAACGTCACCAACTGTCTTCACGCATACGAGTGGGGATTGTATCTCGATCGGATCATGGATCGGTCACTCGAAGAAGCGAAGACGAAATACATGGAGATCAACAAATGAGCCGCGAGCGAATGGCTGAGATCAAGCGAATCCTAGCGACCGAAGACCTGACCATGATTGAGGACTGCGAGCTTCGGACGGAGTTCGATGAGCTTCTTAACTACGTCACGCTGACCGAGGGCCTGGCGAAACTCAGGGCATCGAGGGGGGCCAGTCAATGAGCGAGCGGCAACTCTGCGTGTTCATGATGAAGCGGAACGGAGAGCCCTACCGCTGGATCGTCCGGGTCACTGTGCAGAAAGAACGGCGCTACGTCGGATGTTACAAGACTAAGCCAGAAGCCGTACAAGCTCTCAATTCATTTATGTTCAAGAACGGAAACCAAAGCGTAATTAAGGAGATCAGATGACTAACCCAAGAGAATTGAATGAAGAACAACTTTTCGATTATGTGGATTATCTTAAGGCTCAAATATCCACGTATCGTTGTGCATTGAAAGACATCATTTATTGCGAGGCTGATTATGAAACTCTCGTTCAAATTGCTAAAGAGGCACTTGAAGGAGAAGAGAAATGAGTGATGTGGATAAACTGTTTGATAAAATAATGAAGATGCCTCTAAAAGATTTATTCAATCTTTGTTCTTTGGCGATTGAGAGCGAAACGGATGAAAAAAGGATTGAAACTCTTTTGCTCATCGCAGAAACACGAATTCAAAAATATAGAACACTCATCAGATTAGGAATGAAACCAGAATGACACCCACCGAAATGCACATTGATGCACTGATGGAAAAGATCGAGAAGCTCGAAGCAGAAAATGCTAGGTATCGGGAGGCGTTGGAGTATTACGCATCAGAGAGAAATTGGAACGACGACAATGTGATTTGCGTTTATGACGTAATTGACGAAAGCGATAGATCAATGCCAGAAGGTTGTTGTGATTGGCGTGGCGGTCGTCGTGCCCGTGAAGCGTTGAAGGGGGAGTGATGGAAACAATCATAGAACTCGGCTGGATGTTCTTCTTCTCTGGCTTCGCCTTTGTAACCGGGGCGATGTTAGCCTGGGCGAGCCTGTCATGGCTCAAGGAGGTTCTGTGGAAAAGGTGAAACACGCTTACGGCTGTTTGATTTACTTAGGCTGCACCTGTGGGGCTGGCCGTAAATGATGCGGATCCAGTACGAGAAGCTGGTGGTCAGGATTCACAAGCTCATCGACGACGAGCTGGAGATGGACACAGACGAAGGGCGTGAAGCGTTCCGCTCCATGACGCAAGCTCTGTTCGATGTGTACGCAAGGAACAGGAAGGAGAGGCTAGACCATGTTCAAGCGACTAATCAGCGGGGCACTGGCGCTCCTGTTCGTGATCTTGCTCGACGTGGCCCTTCAGTGGTGGGCATGGTTCTATCACGCGAAGCGACTTGATCTCCTCGAGATTGAAGTGCTTGAGGTTTTCGCTGGCTAGACCGGGCGACCTCGGCGACCATGATCCCGTGGCCAAGCGCAAGAAGCTAGAAGCACCTAAGACCGACACGATTATCAAGGGACTCCAGGAAGCGGTCTCTCGGGATCTAATCGCTCGCGTTCGGCGCGAGGCTTACGACCAGGGCAAGGCCGACGGCTACCAGCTGGCGATCGCCATCATCGACGAGGAGGTAGGGGAGTGCTCCTGCCGGATGCAGGATTCGATGCTTGTGATCTGCGCTTCCTGCCAGAGCGAGCCGATCTTAACATTTCTCATTGAGATGCGGAAACACGTCTTCGAGGCGTGAGCCTATTAGAACCAATAATAAGCTAGTGGCCTACTGCTGTGGTATGTTCTCGGCATAACAAACAACAGCCGAAGCGAGGCGGCTATTCTATGCAAAACGTACCATTTAACGATTATCGGGCCATGTCAGGCCTGAACGCGAGCCTTCTCAAGGCCTGTGCCAACGGGCTCTATCACGGCTATCGGGCGCTTCACGTTCCCACCGAGCCATCAGACGCGATGCGATTCGGGACGGCTCTCCACGCCTATTTCCTCGAGTTCGACAGGTTCAACGATCTAGTCGCAGTCAGGCCGAACGTCGATCGCCGGACTAAGGCGGGAAAGGAAATCGCGGAAGCCTTCGAGGCAAGCGCTGGCGCGAAGACGATCATCAGCCAGGACGATCTGGAGCTGATTAAGCGCATGAGGCTCAAGGCCATGAGCCTAAACGACTACACCGCCGTCGAGGTGGATGGGCTGAAAGAATACACGATCCATGGCATGGCTCAGTTTGCCGAGATCAAGGGGCGCCTCGATCTGGTGGCTAAGGATGGCTCCGTGATCGTCGACGTCAAGACCACGAAAAGCGCCGATCCTGCTCAGTTCGCTCGCGACTTCGTAAACCTCCACTACGACATCCAGTTCCTACACTACGCAAAGCTGGCTAGGCTGGAATGGCCCGAGCTAAAGGCAATGCCAAGGATGCTAGTCCTAGCCTGCGAGACTACATCGGGCGAGGTGGCGCTGTACGACGTGACCGAGATCGCGACCAGGGAGAAAGCCAAAGAGAAATACTTGGACGCTGTCGAGACGTTTTACCGGCTCGAGAAGACGACCGAGCAACCAGATAAGTTCCCACAGTACGCCGTGAAACTCGAAGCCCCGGCATGGGCATAAAGGAGAGAACCATGAAGAACATCGTGCAGGCATTACTGAAAGCTCAGAAGGAAATCCAGAACGCTCGGAAGGATGCGAGCAATCCACACTTTAGATCGAAGTACGCGACGCTTGAGAACGTACTCGAGGCCGTGAAGTCTCCGCTGAATGACAACGGGATCGCCATCGCTCAGACGTGCGGGAAGGATCCAGAGGGCCACTTCGTCGAGACCAGGCTGATCCATGAGTCGGGCGAAACGCTCGAGAGCCGGATCTACCTCGTACTCGAGAAGCAGTCCATGCAGGGCTACGGCTCGGCGCTCACCTACGGGCGCAGGCTGTCACTGGCTTCCTTAGTGGCGATCGGAGCCGAGGAGGACGACGACGCGAACAGGGCCGAGCGCGAGGCTCCTAGACCGCAAGCTAGACCAGCACAGGCATCGAAGCCGATCCAGGGCAAGGGAGGCCCGAGCTGGGACGACTTCTCCAGATAACCGCCAGCCCGACCGCACTCGGGCTCCACTCGCAGGCGGGGAGCAGGGCGATTGACTTCGGTTGGTCGCCCTGTTTTACTTTGGCCATGGCATCACAACCCGAGAAGCTGATCGAGAACCAGATCCTCCACTACCTGTTCAAGCGCGGGATCTTCGCATGGAAGAACCAGAGCGTCGGAGTATTCGATCCGGTGAAGCGGATCTATCGCAAGTCGAACAACCCATTTCACATTAAGGGCGTTTCAGACATTCTCGGGATCATGAACGACGGGCGAATCCTGGCGATCGAGGTAAAAACCGAGAAGGGACGGGCATCACCGGAGCAGCAGCTTTTCATTCAGAAAATAAAAGATCGAGGGGGTATTGCTTTCGTCGCTCGGTCGGTGTACGACGTGGAAAAGGAACTAACGAATGATTCACTATCTCGCGCAGGCAATGGAAACGAATGATCCAGTGATTATCATCGGCGTTGCTGTTGGGGCTCTTTTCGCCGTTACGTTTGGCATCATGTTTTTCATTGGGATATTCCTTAGCCTTGCAGATCAGGAGCGCCGAAATGGCCGCTAAGATCATGCTGCGCATTCTCAACTTCCTAGACAGCCTACTGGCTAGGTTCCTCCTCGCGGTTACCGGAACCCCCCAAAATATCCCGGTGGCCGCGAAGGGGAAAATTAACAAACCAAAACGAAAGGTGAACAATATGCCTCTGAAAAAAGGATACTCTGCGAAAACTGTCTCCAAGAACATCAAGACCGAAATGAAGGCCGGAAAGCCTCAGAAGCAAGCGGTTGCTATCGCTCTCAGCGTTGCGAAGAAAGCCAAGAAGGCCGCAGGTAAAAAGAAGAAGTAAGATTTCGTCGGCTCCCATCCGATGAACGAAGGCCAGGGTCGCACCATGTTGTTCCTTTCAATGCGATGACTCTGGCCTTTTTTATTTATAGCGTTATGATCGAGTCAGGGATGGGAGGGACGCGCCGTGGTGTTCTATTGCGAAACGTGCGAGATGACGAAGACACGCGACCAGGTGATTCGGAAGATTTACACCTGGCTCTGCGCCGACTGTCGAACGATCCTAATGGTGGTGTCAAATGAACCAGACCGAAAGCTCAACTAACTATTCCCATGGCAGCTTGAAATCATCAGCGGGGACGCTCATCGGAACCGCGAAGCTGTGTTTCCTAACCTTCGTAATTTTTTTAGGCGCCATGATTTTCTTTTCAGAAAGCCTTTCCTGATCCATCAGGTCGCCGCACCAGCATCGTTTCTGCTTCACGATCCACATACCGGAGTCATAGCCAGCCGACGTCCGACAGTATATCTTGCATTCGGCGTCCCGGAGCTGGTCGAGACTAAAGCAGAGAGCGATCATGGCTAGGATCCCGGCTCTCATTTCTTCGATCCTCGCTCTCGATAAAACGAAATCAGACGATCGGCGTCCTTTATCATCGTACGACCATATTTTCCGAACAGCTCGGCAAACCACTCCTCCACCTGATCGTCGTCTAGCTGGAGCTCATGGAATGAGAGTTCGTGCTGATAGGCGTGGATCAGTTCGTGGAGGATCGTCTCCGAGTTCATGCTGGAGCGCCTAATGTGGATCTTCCGATCCTCGAGCATGGCGATCCCGTGAGTCTCACCGAAGCGAGCGTTATGCACCTTATCGGATCGGACTGTGATCTTCCATTTCTTGTTCACTACTTTTACGATCATGTCGATTTCCTCGGTGTTAGAAGCTAATGAAGCGCGGGCCGTATTCGTCAATGAGCCCGATCCCGGTCGTCCAGTTATGGATCCGCTGGGGGCGGTAGGAGAGAGCTTTGGAGTAGGGGTCGCCGATGAAGCCAGCGTTAAGCTCCCAGAAGGTTTCTCCATTATACGAGCGATAGTTAACGCCGCCCCTGTGAGAGTGGCCGCACACGACGTTACACTGGTTGTAATCGCGATGAGCGCCCAGCCTCGAATAGTGGCCATGCGTGAACAGAATTCCATTTATGAACAACTCCTCAGTCGGGTCGTGGATAGTGTGAACGGCGTTAAAGGTCATTCTCTGGCGCATCGCCTGCTCGATCAGATGCTCCCCTTCTGGGAACTTCTCGACGATTCTCTTCAGTACCCTGGCGTCATGATTGCCCATGAGCTGAAACCGCTTCGCGTTCGGAACTAGCTCTAAGAGCTTATCCCAGAACTCGACCGCCATGCTGTGAGCCAGCTCATCCTCGGCCTTCGGCGTGTAGGTGTTCAGTGACCGGGCGAACTTCGAAGCCGAATACTGATCGGTAAGATCTCCCACCTGGACGATCACGTCCGGCTGTTCCTTGTAAGCGAAGGCGTAAACCATCGAGAGAGCATTCTGGTTTACGAACGGGAGGTGCATATCACCGATGACCAGGATCTTCTCGGCATGGTTCAGCCTGACCACGTTTCGCATCTCCTTCGACTGGATGACCTCGCGGATCTTCTCGGGATCGTCGATCGGTGGGAAAGGATCCTTTTTCTTCGGCTCCTCCTTCTCTTCAGTCCAGAGACCAGCCGCTCGAAGAGCGTTGTCCCAGGTTCCGAATAAGAGCGTGACCGGGATCCGTGGAAAGATCGCTTGGAAGTCCGAAATCATCGGGACGCGATCGAGTTCGTGGGCCAGTTCCTTCAGCTTTACGACCACGTAGTGCTTCTGATCCATGTTGTTCCCCCACGGATAGGGTGAGGGTATCGGGTAGGAAAAAAAAGCCTAGCCTCATGGCGCAGAGCGGTAACGGCTTCGAGTTCCATTCCCGACGCCTATGGTCTAATCATGGATTAAGGGCCTCGGTGGGGCCTCCTGGACTCATCCAGTGGAGGGACAGAATGGAAGCAACGATTCACTGCAAGTATGACACGCTGGCCGATCCGCGCACTCTTCGCGATCACCATAAGAACCGCAACAAACACTCAGACGAGCAGATCGAGCGCCTGGCTAAGCTCTACGGCTACCACGGGGTCAGGCATCCGATCATCGTCTCGAGCCTCTCTGGATGCATCGTCGCAGGCCATGGCCGGAAGCTGGCCGCTATCAAGGCAGGGATTCCAGAGATGCCGGTAGTTTTCCAGAGCTTTGCTGATGAGCAGGCCGAGTACGCTTTCATCCAGGCTGATAACGCCATAGCGCTGTGGGCTGACCTTGATCTCGCTGGGATCAATTCCGATCTTGGAGACCTTGGCCCTGACTTCGATCTCGAGATGCTAGGGATCGAGGATTTCACGCTAGACATCGCTGAGAAGCTCGAGCCAGGATGCGACGAAGACGACGTTCCAGACGCAAAACCAGAGCCGAAGGTGGTTCGTGGCGAGGTTTACATTCTCGGGAATCATCGGCTGATGTGCGGAGACTCGACTGCGATCACGGACGTCGAGAGGCTGATGAACGGCGAGAAAGCTGATATGGTTTTTACCGATCCGCCTTATGGATACGAATACGAATCGAACCATCAGAGCAAACATGGCGTTCTTATGAACGACGATAAAATTTTAGACTTCATGCCATGCGCACAAATTGCCACTAAAGACGATGCTGCAATTTTTGTCTGTGGATCGCACCAGACAATTCACTTATGGCGTCCGATCGTAAACGAACATTTCACCTATAAAAATCTGATCGTATGGAAAAAAAACAACTGGTCCATGGGAGACTTATCCGGCGCATTTGCCGGTCAACACGAACTTATCATTTTTGCACACAAGGGGCGAGTAACGCTTCGTGGCGAAAGATCCAGAGATGTTTGGGAGTTTGATCGGGATCCACCTGAAAATCATCCAACACAAAATCCCGTTCCTCTTGTCCGATTCGCTATCGAAAAGGTAACAGATAAGGGTCACATCGTACTTGATCTTTTTGGAGGGTCTGGAACGACAATGATCGCAGCAGATGAGATTGGAAGAAAGTCTTACCTTATGGAACTCGATCCGATTTACTGCGGAGTGATCCTCGACCGATGGCAGAAGTTCACAGGCAAGAAGGCGCATCGGGAAGATGGGATTGCTTGGGATGAGATCAGGGGGGCTGAGTAATGGCACGGCCCGAGATCGAGATCGACGAGAAGCTGGTGTACAAGCTTGCGAGCATCGGATGCAAGGTGAGCGAGATCGCCGACTTCGTGGGATGCTCGACTGATACGCTCGAGCGCCGTTTTGCGGGTGAAATTAAAAAAGGTAAGGCAGAGCTGAGAATGTCGCTCAGGCGCTGGCAACTCGAGGCGGCGCGGAAGGGTAACGCTTCGCTACTGATCTGGCTCGGTAAGCAGATGCTAGGCCAGAAGGATACGATCGAGATCGACGGCGACTCTGGGATCAAGCTGACCATGAATTACGAACGTAAGAAAAAGGCATGAGTGAAGACGCGCAAGGTTCTTATTCGAAGCCGTATTTCAGCGAGTTCAATCCGAGGGTTATACCTTATCAGTCTGATGTCGTTGATTTTCTGGATGAGTGGGATTTCGGAACTGGTACGCCAGAGCTTCTACTCTCTGGCAGTTACGGATCGGCGAAGTCTATTCTTATGGCTCATCTGGCAGTCCGTCATTGTGTGGAGAATCCTGGAGCCCGAGTCTGTCTCGCAAGGAAAGCACTCCCAGACCTGAAGGATACGATCTTCAAGGAGATCCTCGAGCATATCACCGAAGACTTCGTCGAAGGTAAGCATTACAGGGTGAACCATTCCACGGCTAAAGTGACCTGGTGGAACGGCTCCGAGATCATCTCGAGATCGTGGTCGGATAAGAAATACAAGAAGGCCCGATCGCTCAAGCTCTCGATGGTTGTATTCGAGGAGCTGACCGAGAACAACGATGACGATAAGCAGGCCTTCGACACGCTCAAGGCTCGTCTTCGCCGGATCCCGACAGTGAAGGAAAACATCCTGATCGCCGCCACTAACCCGGATGGCCCGGGCCATTGGGTCTACAAATACTTTTTCGAAAATAACCAGCCGACTCGCAAGGTGTTTAAGTCGGTCACGACTGACAACCCATTTCTGGATCCGGTCTACATCCAGCAACTGAAGGCCGACCTCGCGCCTCGGGAGGCCCAGCGGTATATCTACGGCGAGTGGGTGGAGATCGACCAGGACAGGATTTACTCGGCCTACGATCCCGAGCTCAACTACCTAAAGACCGACTACACGCCGAATCCCCACCATCCGATCATTCTCGCCTTCGACTTCAACATCGGGCACGGGAAGCCCATGTCGTCCATCGCTGGCCAGTTCATTGATGGTGTCTGGCACTTCTTCGATGAGGTGGTAATCCAAGGAGCCAGGACTCAGGACGCCATTGAAGCCTGGCTCGAACGCCCATACATTACGCACGGCGCAAGGGTTCTAGTCCATGGGGATGCGTCTGGTCAGGCCCGGGACACTAGGAGCATCGTTTCTGATTACGACATCATCCGTCGGGCTCTGGCGAATCACGGCGTTAACGTGGCCATGGAAGTCCCACGAGAGAACCCGCCGATCAGGAAGCGCCATAACATCGTGAACGCCTATTGCCTAAACGAGGCCGGGGCTCGGCGCTTGTTCATTTACAACAGGTGCAAGGTGGCCCATGATGGCATGAGACTGTCAGCCTTGAAGAAGTCGGGCGAATATATCGAGGACGATTCGAAGGCATACCAGCATATCACGACCGCGATCGGCTACTCGGTGGTGTACGAGCACAACAGGCTCGGGACTCAAGTGGTCGGAAGCTCAAGGAGATTTTAATGTTTAACCTGTTGAACCCCACAGTCAGACGCCAGATCATCGAAGAAAGCAAAGGCTCCGAGAACGTCGAGCGTAAGAAGATCAGCTTCGGCCAGTTCGAGATTTTCAAGGATCGCATCCTCCAACAGGTGAAGGCCTACCTCGAGGGATTCTACTCGAAGGATACCATCCAGAATACGCCGATCGTCTCGAGCGTGAACCTGGCCCGCCGGATCGTGAAGAAGGAAGCCAGCCTATATCGTCGTGCTCCCACCAGGGAGTTCTACGGACTCAGCGAGGAGCAGGAGTCGGTGATCCGTCAGATTTACGCAGACCTCAAGATCGACTCGATCATGATGAAGGCCAACGAATACTTCAAGCTCCAGGATCAGGCCCACCTGTACGTCGTTCCTAGGAAGGGAAAGCTCAAGGTTCAGGCCTTGCTGGCCCATAACCTCGACGTTGTTCCGTCCAGCGAAGATCCCGAGGAGGGTGAGGTTTACGTCATCAACGGCTTCGACCGCACCATGGCCAACGTCAAGGTGAGCGAAGACGGCGACAGCATGGACGAGATGATTGCTGACGAGGACGACTATCAGGCGGGCCTCAAGGCCTCTGCGGTCTGGTCGCCACTGTTCAACTTCGTCATGGATTCCAACGGGAATATCATGCCAGCCGAGTCCTACGAGAACCCGATCGGTGGGGTCGTCCCGTTCGTCGACATCAATGGCGGGAAAGACGGCGAGTATTGGGTTCGTTCTGGCGCGGCTCTTACTGACTTCACCATCCAGTTCAACGCAGGCCTGACCGACCTCGGAAACGTGGTACGGATGCAGGGCTTCGGCCAGGCATGGCTCAAGGCTCCGTCGAATCTGATCCCGAACAATATCCAGATCGGGACTAACTTCGTCCTCCGCTTGCCGATCGATCCGAACAACCCGGTCGAGACTGACTTCGGATATGCTAACGCGAACCCTGATCTGCAAGGCTCGCTCTCCTACCTCGAGGGCCTGCTCTCTAGCTTCCTGACCTCCCGTGGCGTCGATCCGAAGGTGGTCAACGCTAAGATGGACTCAGTGAAATACAGCTCTGGATTCGAGCGCCTGCTGGCTATGGTCGAGCAGTTCGAGGCCTCAGAGGCTGACATCTCAGCGTTCCAGGACGCCGAGCAGAAGCTGTTCAAGATCATCGTGGCCTACGTCAACACCTATGGCGGGACGAGCGTTCTCCCGGGCTACAGGGTCGCCCCTATCGGCGAGGACGCCTTCGTTGAGGTTAGCTATAAGAAGCCACAGTCGGTCATGACCGAGGCTGAGAAGCTCGCCACCATTCAACAGCGTAAGGAGATGGGCCTCATCACTCAG